GATCACCCCGGTCAGCCGGTCGCCGACCAGGTTCTTCCCGAACCCGACGCCGCCGAACGCGAACGCATGACACTGCGGCCGGTAGGCGTGGTAGGTCATCTTGTCGGGATCCCAGATCCCGCGCTTGTGCCATTCATTGGTACTGAAGTCGTACACCCACGTGATGTCGTCGCTCGGAAACGTCAGCACGTAGAAGAGATGCCCCTCCTGCTGATAGGTGAAGGCAAAGGCATCGGCAATTGTGGCCAGATTCTGAATCGACCATTCGACGGGCACCGGGCTCACGCGCGTCGGGCTGTAGCCATTAGTGCGGACGACCACCCCGGCACCGTCTTTGTCCTGCGCCAGCCACATCAGACTGCCGCCAATACGCGTCAGCGAGGCGGCCGCGATGATGCCCGCCTCGAGAAACACCGACGTGAACGGCACAAAGCGCTGCTCGAAGTCTCCGGTCCCGCGCCACACTTCCCCAGTCTGCGATCCGATCAGCCAAATCTCGTTCGAGGTCACCGCCATTGAGAGCCACTTGTCGCCTGCACGCGAGCGCTGATACACCTGGGTCGGATCCCAGCGAAAGCCATCGAGCGACTCCGACACCTTCAGCGTCGAGGTGCCCGCATCGAGCACGACGAAGTAGCTATCGATGAATCCGCAGAACGTCGCGCCTTCCATGACCGGCGAGAAAACATCCGTCTCGAGGTCGTAGCAGTAGGCGGTGCCGCCGCTGACGATCAGGATCTCATTCCCCGCATCCCCGCTGGAGGCGAACGACACCGGCATCCCATCGTTGAGCATCGGGGTGCCGCCGGTCGTGTTCGTCACCGAGGGCGTCTCCTCGGGCCACTGATCGACCACGCCGCCAACATCGTGAAACTCCATCGGATCGGCGTTTGTCGGGTCGTCGTCCGTCAGGGTGGCCAGCAGGCGAGCCGGCGGATGCACGATCTGCGTGCCGCTGACGGTCGCGATGAGGGTGCCGGTGGTGCGATACAGCTTGTAGCCGGTCGCGTTGGGCACGCGCGCCCACTTCACGATGTTGTAGTGCTCGCTCGTGAGATACCCCCACGACGTGTTCGTCACCCCTTCCGGACTGGCCACCGTTTGCCCGGTGCCGAGCGTCGCGACGACCTTGTAGCCGAACACTTGCGACTCGTAGTAGCCGCCCGTCGTGTTCGTCGCCGGCGGCGATCCCGCCGTGCCGGCGGTGCCGATGTCGTTGATGACGAGCGTCGTCGACGCCACCACCGCCACGACGACACCGGCGCCAGGACCGGTCGTGCGATAGACCTTGTACCCGGTCGCCCCTTGCACGTACGACCAGCTCACAATATTCCAGTTCGTCGCCGACAAGATCGCGTTGCCGTAGGGGCTCGAGCCCTCTTCGGAAGCGATGGTTTCGCCCCACGTGTTGGTCGCGGTGATGCGATAGCCGTATTTGGTCACGCCGACCGCCCCGCCATGCGTGACAACCGGCGCAGTCGGCGGGTTCAGCGCCTTCGGCAACGGGCTCTGCGTAATGATGGGGGTCGTGGGGGTCGCGAGAACGGTCATCGGGCGAAAAGTAATCGCCCCGGTATTGCTGATTTCGTAGAGATGCGACCCGCCGACCGCGAAGAGCCGGTTGTTCTGCGCAAACAGCCCGCGCACCGGCGTCGTTGGCAGCGTCACGAAGCGTTGAAAGCCAGGACAGGGCAAGAGCGCTTGTGGCGTTTTGGCCGACGGCGAATCGGCGCGCTCGACAAACCAGTTCCACAAATCCTGACTGTCGAATCGGTAGCTCTGATTGCGGAAGGCGCTGCCGATGAAGCCTTGAAACGCGACGCGCTCGCTCACCGCGACTCCCCCGTCCTCCAGTCGAAGTAGTCCCCGCCCCGGACGATCGCCGGGTCGCAGCGCAATTCGCCTGGTCGGACGTTGCCGCGCTTGATCGCCGCCTTCGCGAGCCGGGCCGTCATGACCTGATCGGAGGTGAGCTGTTTGCCGTACTCCGACGCGATTTCCGCCGCGAGATTCGTACGCAGAAAGCGTCGATAGCCCGGCGCAAATGTGTAGTCGGTATCGAGCGTCGCGAACTCGGTCAGCGCGGCGGGCGTGTAGAGCACCAGCGCGGTGTTGCCAACCGACGGGATCGGCCAGACCCACACCACGCCAAGCCCGTGCATCTGGCCTGGGTTCGGCGGCGAAGACACTGGCGGCTGCGGCGGCGCCATTGGACCGGGCGTCCAGCTGTGGTCGTAGTAGACGCCGCTGATATAGGGAGAGCCCATGCTCTTCAGGCGCACGGACTGCCAGCGCTGATCGGTCATCACCTCGATCGGCTTTTCGTAGGGCGGGGCCGCGGCGACGTCGAAGATAAGGCCCGCGTGCTCGATCGCGGTCGGCCGGATCATGTCAATCTCGCCGCCGCTGCCGATGGTGTAGCTGGGTTTGCCGGCCGTGAGCGGCACGAGCGTGCGGTCGACGCAATACATCGTCAACCGCTCGAGCGCGAGCCCGTCAATCCAATCGTTCAGCCGCGCGAGCGCGTCGTTGGCGTCTTCCGCCTCCAGGTAATCGCCAACGCCGAGCACACGAATGCTACGCAGCGTCGCGGTAATCAGATCGCGAGCAGTCATCGGTGGGCTCACGCGGGGTCAGACGCACCGCCTGACCCCGCATGGGAGTTAGCGCTTCGACTCGTGCGCCGCTTTGGCCTCAGCGGCCTTAGCAGCGTCGGCCGCCGCCTTCGCGGCCTTCTCGTCAGCCGCTTTCTTCTCCGCGGCTTTCTTCTCGGCGAGCTTCTTGACGCGCTCGTCGTGCTTCTCGGCATCCTCGACGGCGATGTCCACCGCCGCCTCAGCCTCGAACTCCAACGGCGCCATCGCGACGCCAACGCCAGCGCCGAAGTCAGATGGCTGGCCGTATTTGAGGGTGGCGCCGCCCGCGGCCGGCTGGCCGTTGGTACCGCGAGCACCGCGATACACGACGACCGGCTTGCCGCTCCCCGCATCGACGACAATCGCCTTCATTGATTCCGTGCCCACAGTGATGTTGTCGCCCGGACGCATCGCGACCGCCTTGTCCGCGATCGTGATCAGCGAATCACCCGGTCCAATCGCACCCGCGAGCGTAGTCGTTGTCTGAGCCATAGGTCTCTACTCCTGCGTTTTCCATTTCTAGAATCGAGAAATCTAGAAACACCGCTTACGTCGAATACACGCGGCACGCCAGCTCCGGCCGCAGCACCGCCCAGCCGTAGAGCACGTCGATGCGGCACGGAAACTGGTCGGTCGTGATGTCGTAGTCGCGCACGATACGCAGCGAGATCCCGAGCTGCTTGTCCGAGACGCGGGACGCCATGTCCGTGCCCTTCGGCACCGGCAAGTCCGCCGTGACGAGCGTGAACGCATCGCGATGGAACGCGAGGCCGATCGGATAGTTGGCCGACGCCGCCGCACTCGCCTGACTCCAGTTGAGGGTGATGGCGTTGCCATTGGTCGCCGCGGCGCTCACGGTCTGGTTGGGGCCGGTGGCGATGATCGGCGGCGAAATGGCCACGGTTCCGGTCGTGGTCCCTGAGACCGACGCCAACACCGTGAATTGCTGCAACGCGCCCGTGGACACGCGGCTCTGCGGGTTGATCGCGTAGACGCCCGCAATGGTCAGGATGTCGCCGGCGTTCAGGGCGAACGATGTGGCCGACGCAATCGGCAGCGCTGCCCCGGTATACGGGCTCGCCCCACCGACCGTCAGACCACCCGCCGACGTGAAGACCCCGGTTTGGTGCGTCGGGCAGTTCTGGTCCATCGCCCAGGTAAAGCCCGCCGCCGTGCCCATCGTGCCCTTCATGTACTGTTGGGCGATCTGCGTCGACTGCTGGAACAGCCCCTTCAACGCATCGACGATGTACGCCTGCATCTTGGGCGTGATGACCAGATACCGCTGTTCGTCCATCGGCGCGGCGTTGTTGTCGAGCATCACGCCGGCCATCAGGTAGGTGAGGAGCTGCACCGGCGTTTGAATCGCCGGCCCTGTCGGCGGCACCAACTCGCTCACGGAGTTGTAGACCTGCTTGTAGAGTTGCAGACCGTTCCAATCGATCTTGTTGGCGAGCGCCGCGACCGCTGGCTGAATGAACCGATCGCCGAAGTCGTCGATCGATAGCTTCAGGTCCGCCGACGAGAACTGGAAGTCGACGTGATCCTGTGTCGTCAGGGACACAGGGACCTGCGTTTCGGTCGAGTCCTGCAGCGACAGCGCCTGGCCGGTCGACACGACGTACTTCACCGGCTTCCGGGCGTTGACGACGTACCCGATCTTCGCGCCCTCAATCGCGAACTTGTCGTCGTACTGCCGGTTGATGCGTTTGGTGAACGCGAGGTTGTTCTCGAGGATCCGCAGCGCTTCGCGCGTGATCATCGAGATCGTGAGCAGCGTGTTGTCGGCGTAACTGACGCCAGTGTCTGTTGCCGTCAGTCGCGCAATGATCGCGACGATGACCGCGACGGCCATCGACACGCCCCACACCACACGGGGGTTACGAAGCCAACGAAGCAGAACTATTCTCATCGGAGCCCTCATCCAGCGATGTGCTGGTGGTGGCTCCACGGGCTGGGCAGATCAGAGGCGTCGGGTCAGGCGCTGCGGCGAGCGCGAATCTCTCGTTCGCGCCGCGCCTTGTAATCCTGAAACTCCGCTTCGTCTAACGGCACCGTGGTAGCCGTAGGCCCAGACCCAACCGGCTTGATGGGTTCGGGAGCCTTGGTTTCTGTTGGTGCCGCTGGAGGACGGGCCGGTGGTGACTGAGTAACGCCCCCCTGGCGGATGCGTTCTTCGAGGCGAGACAGGTGAATGAGCTGCTGCGGTGGCGCCTTCATGGCGATCGCCTTCAGCTCGTCGGGGTGCTTCACGAGGTAGTACGACAGGGCCGGACCGTCTTCCGCGTCGAAGATGGTGAACCCATCGACGACCTTCATCGCATCCGGGCCCAGTGCGACTAACGCATCGCGCACCTCGGCCTTCGCCTCTTCAAACGCGGCATCGAAGTCAGCGTGGGTTTGCTTGAACGTCTCGAGATTTTTGTTGTAGAGAGCGAGACGTTCCTGCACCGCACGGTTCGCCGATTCGCGCTCGATGCGCTCGCGATCGGTAGCTCGTTCCTGCTCAACCACGCGACGGGCGGCTCGTTCAGCCATTTCGCGTGTCCACTTCGCGTGGTCGCTCAGGTAATCCTCATACGTCGCGTATTTCGCGTTGCCGTCCGCGCCGGTCGCATCGAGTTGCGGCTCGGCCGGATCGTCGTCGCCTTTCTTCCCACCTTTGTCAGCTTTGGCCGCGACGGCGGGCTTGTCTGATGGCGATTTCGGTGGCGGCGTATCAAGCTCGGCACGCTGGCGACGGAGTTCGTTGAGGCGGGCTTCCTCGGCCTCGATGTCGCTGCGCGCCTGGTGTTTCTTCCAAATGAGTTCATCGATCTCTTGCTGGATTTGGTTCTTCCGCTTCGCGTGCGCCGCGAGCTTCTTGCCCGCTTCCGACGCTTCGCGGTCGGCCTGTTCCTCCGGCGTGCCCGCCGGCGCGGCCGCGTCAGCGGCCGGCGGCTCCGCCGGTGGCGTGACTGGCGGTTCAGCCGGCGGCGGCGCGGCGGGCTCCGCGGGGGCCTTCGGGGCCTCCGGTTTGCCCGTCAGCGCGGCCTGTACCTGTTCAGGCGAGTCGGTGGTCGAAACCAGCGTGATGTCGTCGTTGCCCATCGATGTGATGTCGATAATGCAAACGCGCTGGCGCAGATTCAAATCGGGCTAATCGGGTTTGGGCTTCGCGACGGGTCTCTTGGCTGGGGCAGGAACCGGTTTCGGCTTGGGCTTGGCCTCTTCCTGCAACACTTTCACTTCCAGGTCGTGTTGCTTCGACGGCGTGAGCCCAGCTTGCTGTTCGATCTGCCGGCGGACGTCGGGAGGCGCGTCCTTGTAGTTCAACGTCTCGTAAATCGGCTTGGTCTCGCGCGGGAGCTGCGGCGCATCGGGCGGCGCCTCGAGCTGGAGCTTCCGTTCATGCAGGCGATCGGCCGTATCGGACAGCTCCTTCAGCTTCGCTTCAAGCAGCGTCAGCGACGCTTCGGCCCTGGCTTTCTCCTCGATCTTGGCCAGCTCGAGATCCGCCTTCAGTTTCGCCATCCGCTCTTGCGAGGCGATCTCCATCTGGCGCATCTTGCCCTGCGCGGCGAGTTCCTGCGCCTTGGTGTCGATGACGCGCTGCATCTCCTGCAGCTGCTGCGTCGCCATCTGCAGCTGCATCTGCATTTGCTGGATCTGCTGCTGAACTTCGGGCGGGATCGGCGGCCGACCATCCTCGGGGTCCCGCGCTTCGGCTGGCACCAGGTGCTTGAAGCGCTCGGACAGCTCGCGTGCGCCCGGCCAATCCATGTTCTTCGTCAGCACGTCGAGCGCGTAGGGGGCAGCCAGCGGGAAGGCTTGCAGAAGCTGGATCATCGCCTCGACGGCCTCTTGACGACGCGACGGATGCGAGGGCGCGACCGAGACCGAGACGTCGTACCGACCAGTGCCGAGATCGTAGAGCGCCCCGCGCTGGAGCGTCTTGTACAGCTCGGAGTCCTGCATCGACTCCTGCATCTGCTTGGCCGCCTCGGGGTTCCCGGCGTGCACCATCACATCGCGCTCGCGATCGTCGACGCCCACAATGCGAATCACGCGCGGCTGGTCGTAATAGACCGGGATCCATTCCAGAAGAATCCGGCCGACGTGCTCGATTGCGGTGGCCTGATTGGTCAGGAAGTGCGACGTGCCCTGCTCGCCTTGCTGCTGACGCGCGATGATGGCCTTGCCCGATTGCTCGCGACTGCGCTCCTGGCTGGCGTCGAACATGCCGATGACGGACTTGAGGTCCATGTCGGCCTGCTGCGTCGCGGCGATAATCGGCTGGACATTCGGATCGTAGGGATTGCGCTGGGGCGCCGGGACGAGATTGCCGTTGACGTCGATCGGGTCGTATTCGAGGAACGGGAAATTGCGGCGGTTGGCGAGGAGCCACTGCTCCTTGGTCGTCTCGAACTGGCCCGTCGCGCCGATAACCGGGGCGCGCGGCGCCAGCGCAATCATTTCCGTTTCCGCCGAGACCCAGAAGTTATAGGTCCGCTGCGGATCCTTGGCGTCGCGGACCATCCCGCGCAGGTTACGCTTGCCGTTGACGACGAGCTTTTCGCCGAGCATCGGGACCACCGGGATGTACGGTCCCGGCAAATCCCGACCCGCGGTTTTCTCCGCGTTCCCCTCCAGAACTTCGATCCCGTTAATGAGCGCCCACTTCAGTTGACGCTTCACGGTCGGGCGGCTGCGAAGAATCGTGACGCGCGGCGGTTCCCCGTTCGGGCCCGCTTTCAGATCCGACGCCCGCAGCATGTCGCGGTAGGTCGTGAGCTTGACCGGCTGGGCGTTCGGGACGGCGACCATGAACTCGACCAGCTCCGCGTCAACCTCTTCGATGTAGTAGTACTCGGCGACAATGACGCCGTATTCCGCCACCCAATCGGGCGCTTCGTCCCCGATGCTGGTCCAGTCAATGAGCGAGGCGTGTTCCGCCTTCGGGTACCGCGCCGTGTATTCGTGCCAGGGTAGGCGCCCGATGATGAAACAGAAGAACGCGTCACTCCCGTCGAGCTTGCCGGCAGAGGGATCGGGATAGACGGTGAACGGGTCCTCGAAGGACTCGATGATGATTTCTTGATCGAAGCTGTCGGATTCGATGTAATCGGCCCGGATCCGGAGCCATCCGCGGCCCATGATCACTTGGTGCTCGCCAGCGGTGTTGTAGGCGACCGGCGCCTTGGAATTGCGTTCGATCGATCGCGCAATCCCTTGCAGGACTTCGGCGGTGTCGACGTCGGC